GTCCATATGGGCATAAACCCATATGGACTTTATTGATGTAGTTGGCATTCAGATTGCCCTTAACTATTATAAGGAGTATAATTGTACTTTAAATAAGGAGTTGCGGGCGATCCCCGTATATTCAAACTTTAATTTCCAAGAAGATTCAAACTAGTAGTTATGTTTTACACTTATTGTTAAGAACTTTGTTATTCAGCCATCTATGGCTGCCTAGAGATAGGCTCAAATAGAACCCATTTTTGTACATACATATTGGTCACAATGCCAGTGACCCTGCATATTATATATAGACCACAATGTCTATAAACTTTTAATATATAAAAATTTGTGTTATAAAAATCTAAACGACGGTATCACACTGTGGTGAATCCGTGTCCTATATTTATAGGGAAACAAATCTTTACTGATACGTCGAAGTGACGTCTAACTATTGTTAGCAGTTTAAATGAACAGATCTAAGCTATAATTAATAGCACGCCTTTGAGTGCGGCATAGTCGCTCAGAACTAGGGGATTATTTTCCGTGTCTAAAGAGCACTGAGCTAGGTTGTTCCCCGCAACTGAGGCTCTAAAATCATTTTCTGCCATGTTCACAGATTTTAAAAGTACATCCTTCGCTATTGACGGTCAAATAGCATCCTCTTTCGTAGAGAACGTTAAACAAAAGTTTGACACAGTAAATCTCGCAACTATTAAATCAGTTGCGTCAGTTTTGGAAGATATTTCCAAGTATAGTAATTTACCTTTAAATGATTCTATAACTAAAGAAGTTGAAGGTTTTGTAGCACTTTTTGTTACATTGTGTGGTTGTAATAACGTATCATCGGCGCTTAGCGCTATCTTTTTGTACGTTAGATCACATTTTGAGACATCAGTTACAAAGTCTATCACCAATTATTTATTAGAATTTATTGAATTTGAACCCCATTCTAATGATGATGATCCAGATTGGTTACGTTTTATTAAATCAGCCCAAGATAATTGGGATGTTTGTAAAACTAATAAATTGTTTGGACATTTATCAAAAATTATGGGTGTTCTTGTTACTATGGGACTTTGTAAATCTTCCGCATTAACATTATCAATTTGTGATTTTAAATTATTTGAACCTGATTTAAGAGCTGCGCATAATAGTGCTACTAGCATTATTGATGCAGTTTTATCTACTGTTACATTTTTTGTAGAAGGTATTTATTTATCTATTAAAACAGGTTCTTTTAAACCATTGTTATTTTCATCTAAGAATGCATTAGAATTAGATGAAGAATTTTCTACCATTGTATTATGGTGGGATTTGGTTAAGAATGGTAATTTAGAACGAGTTGTTAATGTAGCCGAATCCGAATTTGATAACAGACTTGAACGTTTGTGTACCCGTATTAAACCTTTAGTTGCCACTGTTAATGGATTTGAGAAGAAATTGTTACTTGATAAAGTTAATAAATTATTAAAAATTAAGAATGATTATATTACTCTCAAAATTAGTAGTGGTGTTAGGAAAGCACCTTTCGTTATTGAATTGTATGGTGAATCTAGTCAAGGTAAGACAACATTTGGTGATCAGATTGTCGATGCACTTTTGTGTAGCGCAGGATTACCTTTAGGTAAGGAATATCGAGCATCCTATAATCCTAGTGATAAATATATGTCGAATTGGTCTACTAATAAATTAGTTTTAGTAATGGATGATGTTGCTAATGATAAAGCTAATTTTGTTGAAAGACCACCTACCCGTGTTATCATTGATGTTTGTAATAATCAACCTTTTTATGCTAATATGGCCGATTTAGAAAGTAAGGGTAAAGTATTTGTAGAACCAGCAATTGCTGTTGTAAATACTAATGTTAAGCATTTAGATGCTTATACATATTCCAATTGCCCCTATTCTATTCAACGCCGTATGCATGTGGTTATTACTGTCAAGGCTAAGCCTGAGTTTCAATATATGATTGATGGTAAAACTCAAGGTATTGATCCAGCTAAAATCAGAGCATTTTATGCTAAGCAAGGTGCACAACCCACATTTGATGATATTTGGTTATTAACAGTTGAAAAAGCAAGACAACCTAAGGATATGGATAATATTGCTACTTATGTTCCTTTGGAATGGAATGGCACTGTATTAAAGGATGTTGGTTTTTCTACTGTAGTTCAATACCTTATTGAGAGGTTTAGAGAACATCGTTTTGACCAAGATTGTATATTGGATAGAATGAGGTCTCGTCAACAGGTAGTTGAGACATGCGGTGTTGATGGTTGTTATCACATTAAGGGATATTGTGATAAGCACAAAATGGAACCACATTATGGATTGGAAAATTTTCGTAATATAGTAACTAATACTGCGAGTGATATATACAATTTTATTGATAATTTCAGGAGAATCAATAATTTATGTGATATTGTACCAGATTGGTGTTGTAATTATTTCACATGCATATATTATATGCGCAGTATGTTATTTTATTATAAATTATGTACAATTTTAAATGTTTTCATTCTGTGTTGTGGAGCATGCACACATTATTCACTTGTGTTTGTATTATTGTTCTGTGTTTTACAATTATTTATGCATAAATTAATTTTATGTCATTGCAGACACAGATTGCGCAATACCAATATTATATCCAGTATTATCTTACCTAGCTACAATGCAAATATTCAATTGTTGTGCAAGTCAATTGGTTTGGTAGGTATTTTATATTTGAGTGCGAAATTCTACAGGAAATTCTTTAGTATGCATGAGCATGGCTCCTTAGAGCCAAAATCAGTTAATGAT